TTAAAAGTTGAAAAAAATATCTATACCTTCTTTGGTCGCCTCAACCCTTGATATTACAAGCTCTACAGCCTGTTTTTGTGTATCGTAGTCAGCGGTCAGTATGTCTGGGAATGCTAGAAATGTATCTATTTTTTTGCGTAATTCATCTTCTCTTGTTGTAGCTGACAAGAGTTTTATTTGTTCTTCCATGAACTCATTTTCGTTTAGTAGTGATTTTGATTGCTGTTTTATATCATCAAGAGTGATAAGGTCATTCAAATATAGGTCGTTCAATTTGGATAGTTTTGAGGAGTTTTGCTTTATCTTTTTTTCATAGGTTGCTATTTTGTTATGGAGTTCATTGTCCTCAGCTGGTTTGATGTCTTTTAACTTTTCAGGATTTTGTTGTAACTTTGCCACCTCATTCAAGATGTACCCCTCCAGTACAGATTGTTTGAAACGTGGATTTGTACACTCCCCTGTACCCCTAGATCGTGTGTTAGGGCAAAAGAACGAAATAGACCGTATACCAGTAAGTTTGTTCTTCTTGTCTTTCTCTGACTTTAGGTGTGCTCCACATAGACCACAGTAACAAATTTTAGAGCCGATATATTTTCTTTGAAATGGGCCAAGCCAGTCAGCGTCATGATATTTTGATAACCTCTTTTTTCGTTCAAGCTGAGCAAGTTCAAAAGTTTTTTTATCAATAATCGGTGTGTGTTTAGCTTGGTAAGTTTGCCCCATGTATTTCATCATTCCACAATATACAGGGTTGTCAATGATGACTGTGACAGCGTGATGTTTCCATTCATGATTTTTGCCATGATAACTCATTGAGTTCAGTTTTTGCACAATTTTATTAACAGAGGCCCCTTTTAGAAACTCACTATATATCATTTCAACTATCGGAGCTTTAACCTCATCTAGCTCTAAGTCGCCTGTTTCTTTGTTGTAATTGTAAGCAAAGGGAGGCATTCCCCAAGACATAGCTTTCCCAGCTTTCGCCCTACCGATTTTCCCCATCATCATTCTTTCTGCGATATTTGCCCTATCTAGTTCAGCGTATGCTGATAGCATACCAAAAACCATTTTTCCAACTGGGGTAGAGGCGTCAAAGTTTTCAGTAAAGCTGACCAGCCTAATTCCATTTGGATTGAAAACATCTTCTACAAGCACAATATTCTCTTTTTGAGAGCGTCCAAGCCGTTTCAAGTCGTATATGAGTACAATGTCGAATAATTTTCGTTTAGCGTCTCTAGTGAGTCGTTCTATCTCTGGTCTGTGCATATTTTTTCCAGAAATTCCTGGATCAACATAGACATCATAAAGAGTCCATTCTTTCAATTTGCAGTAGTTTGTCAATAAGTCAACTTGTTCATCAAGTGAATAACCATCATCTACCTGTCCTTGTGTGCTGACACGGACATAGATAGCTACTTTATTCCTGTCCATCATAGTAGTACCTCTTTCAAAATTTCCTAAAAAATGATAAAATGGGTACAAGAAAAGAGTTCAAAAGACACTATCTTTTGAAAAATCTTTCTTGTAGCTAGCCTCACGCTCTGAGTCGCCAAACTTTGAGAGCGTGGGGCTTTTTTTATTTACTCAAAATCATACTCAAGCACGTTAGTCATGTGTGATTGAGCTACTTTATTTCCTGCCTGATCGTATGCAGTGATGAAATATGATTTGTCTTCTTCTGTTTCTAAGAACACAACCATATTGACAGCTCTGCTAACACTATTCAAGACCTCGGTTTTCTCTGTGTCAGATAGCGTTGAAAAATTATCATTCACAGTAGCGTTAATAGCTCCATTGTCTTTGAGTTTGATTTCATAGATGTAAGATGTCCACTCATATCCATCATGACCGTCCTGATTGAATTGTACTGACTCATTGAAAGAGTCGGTAATCTTGACATTCATTTCAGCTACATCATAGCTAACCTTTTCAGAGCTTTGTTCAGTTGTCTCAGTAGATGAGCTTTCAGATGTTGAACTCTGCTCAGTAGTGGTAGTCTGAGTAGTCACTTGAGGTGTTTCTGTCTTAGGTGCAAGACCTAGAGCTTGCAAAATAAACCCAAGAGCAGCAAGGGCTAAAAAGCCCACTCCAAACAATTTCAATTTTTTCATGATATTCTCCTTTTTGATTATGGTTTATAGATGTCTACGACTTCTCCAATAGTTCTGATGTCATCATCTTCTGTCAGATAGATTTCCTCATAGCTATTATTTAGACTTTGTAAGTACCAAGCCCCACTATAGTCACGCTTTAACTTTTTGACAAAGTTTTTGCCGTTTACTTGGAAGATACCAATGTCATTGATGTCCACCTGGCTTGTAACTTTGATAAAGAGTAGATCATTATCCTCTATCAATGGTTCCATGGAGTCACCAGCTACTTTAGCAATGGTGTCATACTTTTCAGGAACGTCATTGGCACGCAGTCTAACCTCCATGTGCAGATTGTCCTCTTGGAATGTACCACGTCCAGCAGCAACCAGCCCCTCAACGTAATCAGTGACATAGTCCTCATTATCTTCTAATTGGAGCTTGTCGAAGATAGATGTTACTTTAGGGCTCAGTTGTTCTTCTAGTTGTCCTTTTGCAAAATCAAGAACTATACCTTGCCTATCATGTTCAAGTTTTTTATATATAGACAAGATTTCCAGATTGTCGTTTGTAGTATTAAGTTTTCCTTGTTGTGTAGTTGCTAGACCTAAAAGATAATCAGATGTCACATTGAAAATCTCTGCTAATTTTTTTAGATCTTTCCCTTTTGGAAAGTTTTCATTTTTTTCCCACTTTGAGACGGTAGTGTAGGTTTTCATTCCAAGTATTTCTGAAAGTTCAGTCTGGGTCATATTGCGGCCCTCTCTCAACTTTCTAACTCGGTCTCCTAGTTGTTCCATAGGATAACTCCTTTTTACGATTTTGATAAGTAAATTATATCAAAACCATGATTATAAATCAACTATATAAGAAAAAAGTTTTAATTAAAGTATGAAATACACAAATATTTCAAAAAAATAGAAAATAAATCATAAAAAATACTTGACATAAGATTTTTAATCATATAAAATGTAATCATCATCAAGAAAGGAGCTGCTCAAGATGGTTACGATTGCAGAATTAAGAGCTAAACATAACAAAATGTCACAGCGTGAGCTAGCAAAAGAAATCGGTGTTACTCAAACATCAATCAGTAACTGGGAAAAAGACCAGACAAAGATTGCAGGAGAGCACCTTATCAGCTTAGCCCTGTTTTTCAACGTTTCTACTGATGACATTCTTGGTATTAAAAAGAAAGCTACCTAAAAATTTTAAACTATATATGATTTATAATCATATCGAGAAAGGAGTCTTTATGAATGAACTCATCAACGTAACGCTAAATGACAAACATGAGCCTGTTGTGTCAGGAAGACAACTACACAAGGCTTTAGGGGTCAAGACCAAATATGCTGATTGGTTTGGCCGAATGATTGAGTACGGCTTTACAGAAAATCAAGATTTTTTGCTTCTCAAAAATGAGCAGCAAACAGGACGGGGTGGACATAATAAAGTTGACCACATCATCAAGCTAGATATGGCCAAAGAAATTGCAATGATCCAGCGTACTGATAAGGGAAAACAGGTCAGAGCCTACTTTATCCAAATTGAAAAGGACTATAACAGCCCTGAGAAAATCATGGCAAGGGCCTTACTCATGGCAGATAAGAAAGTCCATCAGCTAGAGGCACAGATTGAGGCAGACCGTCCTAAGGTACTGTTTGCAGACGCTGTTAGTGCTAGTAAGTCATCTTGTCTGATTGGTGAACTGGCTAAAATTTTGAAACAGAATGGGATTGATATTGGTCAAAACAAACTCTTTCAGTGGTTACGCTCTAATGGTTACTTAATTAGTCGCCGTGGAGAGTCTTGGAACCAACCAACACAGAAAAGCATGCAGCTAGGTCTGTTTGAGCTGAAAAAGACAAATATCAACCATGCCGACGGTCACACCACAGTCAATACAACAACTAAGGTCACTGGCAAGGGTCAACAATATTTCATCAACAAGTTTCTTAACCAAGAGTATTTACCTGGTTAGGAACGCAAAAAAAAGCCCCTCTGGAACGGCAATTCCATTGAGGGACTAAGTAAAACATTTACGAGGTAATTATATCATGTCAAGAAAAAAAGGACAATGGACACCCAAGGTCACTAGCTTTCGCAAGGTAATTGTGGACGGCGAGGAGCAATGGGTAGAGTTTGATCCAGCAACTTATGTCATTCCAGCAGGTCATCCATATTATGACATCATTGTAGGAATGCGAAAGCATGAGCTACGGAAAGGAGCTTAGTTTATGAGGTATGCAGTATATTATCAGGAACACTCACGAAAATTACACCTCTATGAATAATCATTTTTTACAAGACCCTAACCTATCAAGTTCAGCCAAGGGTGTCCTAGCTGTCATTTTGAGTAATAAAGATGATTGGCGGATTTACCCAGACGAAATTGCCAAGCGTTCAAAAGATGGTCTGGTTAGTCATAGAACAGCTTTTGAGGAATTAGAAAAGCATGGATACATAAGAACTGTTAAGAAAAGTTTAGGTAGGGGTAAAGGTATTCAGCATTATAGATTTGCTCAAGACATACCCATTGCAGATGATTATTTTGAATATATCTTAGAGAAGTTTGAAAAAGAGTTATCCACAGAAACAGTTGATAACCCAAATGATGGTACTTTACAAGGTTAGGTTTTACAACTTTGTATTTTACAACTTTGTACTTTACAAGGTTAGGTTTTACAACTTTGTATTTTACAACTTTGTACTTTACAAGGTTAGGTTTTACAACTTTGGAAAATCGCACACTAACAAATACTAACTATACAACAAGTACCAATATATAACAATCCAGTGCTTACGCACACTAACAAACAACAATCTAAGCCTTACGGCACTAACTTAGTAATAAATACTAATTTACAAAAAACTAGTAGTAATAATAAATAAAGAAAGGGATAACTAAAGTTATCCACAGGTAGAAAAATCATGTTTAGAAAATTTGAAAAACAGCACACTAACAAAAAGAACACCATCATTGATGAAATTGAGAAATTTCAAGAAAAAATTCACATGTCAAGCGTTACAGCTTTAGCACTGATGGATATTGGGCTCTTGCCTAAGGATGATATGGCTAAACAAAAAGCCTTACTAACACATGAAATCTCACACGCTATCAAAGACATCTTGAATGGCATGACAGCACAAGAGGCTATTAACAAGATGATGGAAGATAATGAGGAGGAAGACTAATGCTAGAGAAATTGAAACGATATTTTGGACTAGATGAACTGGCACAGGTTGAGCCAACTCAAACTGATAGCACTCTAATTGAGCTAAAAGCCCTCAAAGCTGAGAACCGTAGGCTTAAAGGACTCATTGACCAAAAAAACGCCATACTACAAGAGCTGTCTCAGGAAAATATGGCTATTGGCCGTGACCGTCAACAAATGGCTGACATCATTGCAAGACAGCAGCGACTGATTGACGCTTATGCAACTCTATCATCTTGAGGAGGTACGGCATGGAAGGTACTTACCCATGGTTTGATTATGACCGTGACTATCTACAGCCTGAGGAACCAAGACAGGTACATGATCCTGATGAATGGGTGTTCAGAGGCGGTCAATGGATTTATGTAGGAGATAACTAGTCTATGAGCTATTATCGTGAACAATATGAATTGAATAGGGAAATGGCCAGAGAACGGCTAGAAACCTGCGAAGTATTGGGCGAGATTATCAACGAACAACAGGACTTGATACTTGCCTTGAAACAAGAAAATAGACGCTTAAAGCGTGAAAATTTCAATTTAAGAAAGACCAAAAGGAGAAGAAAATGACTAACAATCAATTATCAACACAGACCAAGCGTGATATTGCCATTGATACCAGTGTTTGGACTTTTCAAGATGTCAAACGTTATTTTGACCCTCAAAACTTGCTGACTGAAAAACAAGTAGGGCAAGCCTTATCTCTTATCAAGGGACGCAACTTGAACCCTTTGGCAAATGAGGTCTATATCGTTGCCTACAAGAAAAAAACTGGAGGCACCGAGTTCAGCTTGATTGTCTCTAAAGAGGCATTTCTAAAACGTGCTGCCCAAAATCCAAATTATGAGGGATTTGAGGCAGGTGTTGTAACCGTGGATACTGATGGAGTTATGCACGAACGCAAAGGAGCTCTAATGTTGCCTGGTGATACCTTGGTAGGTGGTTGGGCTAGAGTCTATCGGAAAAATTTCAAAGTACCTGTAGAAATCTTTGTCAGTCGTGAAGAATATGACAAAAAACAGAGTACATGGAACGCTATGCCAGCAACAATGATCAGGAAGACAGCCTTAGTAAATGCTCTGCGTGAGGCATTTCCTGAGGATTTGGGAAATATGTACACGGAAGATGATGGCGGTGAAACTTTTGACCGTATCAAACAGGCGGAACCTGTTGAAAGCCGTGAGGATGTCATGGCACGCAAAATGGCTCAAATTGAGCAAATGAAACAGGAACAAGCTCAGAGACAGATTGATACAAGCTATCCAACTGATGATGTGATTGATCCTGATGATGAACCGGTACAAGGTGAGCTATTGGAAGATTTGGAGTATTAGGAGGACAACATGCAAGAATTACAAGCAAAAGTAACACAGGCACAGGTTGAAATCATTGACCGTGAAAAGTTTGAGCAGGGTATAGCTGATGTAGTGGCCAAGTATGAAAATTACACGGTCACAGCTGCAACCATCAAGGATGACAAGCAAGTTTTAGCTGATCTACGCAAACTCAAAAAACAAATCTCTGATGAGCGTATCAAGATTAAGCGTGAGCTGTCACAGCCGATAGATGAAATTGATGGATACATCAAAAAAGCTGCCTCACCGATTGATAATGTAATTGAGAAAATTGCCGCTGATGTCAAAGAGTTTGAGGATAATCAAAAAGCTGTCCGTCTAGATACTGTCAAGAGCTATCTAGCTAACAAAGCGGCTGAATATATGCTGGACCCTAGACTCTTTGATGAAAAAGCCTTGGAATACATTAAGGCCTCAGACTTTATGGCTGATGGCGTGACCCTGAAAAAAGTCACAATGAAATCTCTTGAGGATATGGTCACCTTTGAATACCAAAAACAACAAGAGCACGAAAAAGAAAAAGCTGCCATCTCTGGACAATGTGCTGAGTACGGCATGACTGATCAGCCGTATATCCGTATGTTGCAGTCAATGTCTTTGGCTGATGTAATGCAACAAATCATGTCAGATTATCTCTTTGAGCAAGAAAAGCAAAAAATGCGACAGGCTGAGGCCGAAAGAGAACAACTTTTGGCAGAGCAGCAAGCGAAACAGCAAGCACAGGCTCAGAAATCAACAGAGACCCCAAAAGTTGACCTAGAGACAGGCGAGATTTTGGACGGTGGGCAATCATCCCAAAATGAGCCTGACACGCTCAGAGGGGCTGAAAATGAGCCAAAACGCTATACCCAAAAAATGACTTTGGAAGTCTATTTTGCCAACACAGCAGAAAAGGACTTATTCAAGGCAGGACTGTCAGAGCTTGGTTTTGAACACAAGCAAAATTATCAGGTTAGCGGCTATCAACGGATTGAGCCAGTAACTCAAGAACAGCTCAATGAATTGTGTGGGTGGTAAGAATGGATAAGCAAGTAAAACAAGTAATTGATGAGCTTGAACCGTTTAATCACGGCATAACAATAGCAATCCACCAAAACAAAAATGAGTGCATAGCAACCTTTAGAATGCCTAGACAGTTTGACACCAAAAAAATCAAATTCACTGGATGGAATGAAGATGTTAGGAACAGAACTAGTTGCCACTCTGAAAATGACTTACTAGAGGCTTATGTTTACAAGGTTTGGAATGTCTCTAATGATTGGATTTGCATTGAGGTATTACCGTTTTAGGAGGGATCTATGGAAATCAGAACAGTATCAGATAGCGTGGCTATCTATTCAGACGGCAAGAGGCTACAAGTCATCCATGACTTAGGTGATGAGTTCGTCCTTGATTTTGGGTATCAAACTGAGAATGTAGTCAATATTGACGAACTTAGTCCAGGTATTGTTGGTAGCATTGTGCCAGTTTTCAAAGTCAGCGGTTTTTGCTCTAGGGACGGAGAGGGTATGCACAGCTTACGCTGGGCTATCCTCCAATTCCAAATATTTGAAAACTACATCAAGGACAATCAGGCTGACTTGCTTGAGTGGTATAAAAATCCAGGAGGGGAAGATGGCAACTAATGAGATTGAAATCAGTAATGAGCAGGCATTGATGGGAACACAATTACAGATTGGTAAACAGGTCATGATGGCTTTGCTTGAATTACATAGTGACAGCAATAAAGGTGGGATAATTCTACCCATAAAACTAAATGACATAGATTTTAATGTCACGATTGAAAGGGACTAAAAATGGTAATTTTTGAATTTATTTTATTAGCAGGTTGGACTTTCCTATGGCTATGCCTAGGGTTCCTACTGGGTGAACGTAATGCAGGAAAGGACAAGTCAGATGATTAACAATGTTGTACTGGTTGGAAGAATGACCAAGGACGCTGAACTTAGATACACGCCCTCTAATGTGGCGGTAGCAACGTTCACTCTTGCTGTCAATCGCAACCGAAAGAATGAAAATGGAGAGCGTGAGGCTGATTTTATTAACTGTGTCATTTGGAGACAGGCAGCCGAAAACTTAGCAAACTGGGCTAAAAAGGGGGCTCTGATTGGTGTTACAGGTCGTATCCAGACTCGTAGCTATGACAATCAGCAAGGGCAACGTGTCTACGTTACTGAGGTAGTTGCAGAAAGTTTCCAACTCTTGGAAAGTCGTGGGCAACAGAGCCAGGGCAACTCTTTCCAAAATGGAAATAACTCAAACAGTGGTAATTTCCAAAACGGAAACAACCAAGGTTATCAGTCTCCATTTGGCAATTTAAGCCCTATGGACATCTCTGATGATGACCTGCCTTTCTAGGAGGTGCTGATGTCAGATATTAAAATGACCGTCTGGGCATTATTTGACAGTGGTAATGGCAGCTATACTAAAGGTGTGACTGCCCTGAATAGTTCGGGGGGGGGCTAACATTGACATCTATCCTGTGGGGATTGACATAAAAAACAAGAACAATCACTTTATAAATTTGAATTTGGCGGACTACGGCCGCCTGTTTGGAGATAACACGCTTTTTAATGAACTAGATAAGTTGCCAAAGCCTGATCTAATTATAGCTAGTCCACCTTGTGAGAGCTGGAGTAATGCAAGTGCAATGTTTGAGGGGAATGCTTGCTGGAAACAGGAAGACCTCTCGGATAGCCTCTTTGTCCCTCAGCGTGAGGCTAGTATGTTTACGGTAAGAAATGCCTCAGACTATGAGAAAGCCTATATCAACTATCAGTATGACCGTCAATTTATGAAAAGGGTCAATGGAGAACTGACAGCTTTCAATACTATCGAGATTATAAAGCGGTACGATCCTAGATATTTCATCATTGAAAATCCTGCTAGTGGTCGATTGTGGAAATACATTGAGGAGGTCATTGGTTTTAAGTTACCCTACCTTAACCTTACTAGGTACAACAATTATGACTATCCACTACAGAAACCCACAAAGTTTGCTAGTAATCTTGATTTGGGATTGAAAAATGACATCATAAAGCAAGAGGTAGAGTGGAAACATTTTTCTAAGTCCTACAATGAGCGTTCAAATATACCACAGAACCTAGTAATAGAGATTTTTACCAAAGTTTACAATAAATTTTTACAGGAGAAACAGAATGACAGATAAAATCAATGCAAGTGATAGCTTTGAATTGGAGTTCCCACTCAAAGATAGGACAATCACAGTCCTTGGAAGTGGCAGGAGTAATTGGGATGTTAGTGTAGAGTATCAAAAAGACGATTTTGAGCCTACACTTGACCAAGATGGAGGCATGTTTGAGCCTAAGTACAGGTTAGTTATGATTGCCAAACCTAAAAAGGAAATTTTGCTAGATACACCATCAAAAGCAAGCTCACTGTCTAAAGACGCTGCTGAAATCAAGAAATTGTTTGACTTTATCAAGCTGAACAAAGAGAATTTCTTTGAAAAATTAGGTCTTAAAGGAGTCCTTGAGGAATGAAATTAGTCTTGAATATTGAACCTAAGCCACAATCACGGCCAAGGTTTGCTAGGCGTGGGAGTTTCACCACAACCTATGAAGACAAGGGCATGAAATCATGGAGAGAGCGTTGCAGGTTACTTATTGCCAATCTCTACATGGGGCAGCCTATTCTTGAGGGAGCACTGAGGGCAAAGGTGAGGTTTTTCATCAAGCCCCCTCAGTATATCTCCAAGGTCAAAAAGAACCAGCAGGCCCTCATAGATGAGACTATCCCAGTAGGGAAAAAGCCTGATGTGGACAACTACGAAAAGGCTTTGTATGACAGTATGTCTGGCATAGTCTTTAAAGATGACGGTCAGATTGCTTTGCATGATGTCGGTAAATTTTACAGCCTCAAGCCACGAATTGAGGTAGAAGTGGAGGTCATGGAATGAAAGACTATCAACCATTACTATTTTTTGGAACTTTATGGCTCATCATATTACTTGCGGCAATGTTGAAAATTAGAGAGCTAAGTCATGAAGTGGCTGAATTAAAAGCTAAAGAACCCATCATCATCTACACCGTCGATAATGCAGGCGGTGTGATGGTTGGGCAAATCACAGACAAGGAAATCATAGAGGGACGCTTTACTATCACAGCTGGGGCTTACGGTAAGTTTTTGGTTACCAAAGAACAGTACGAGAGTCTCAAAGTTGGTGACCCAATCCCTGATTATTTGAAGAAAAGAGGAAGTTGAGATGACAAATCTTTGGGAAGAAACTATAGAAGTTCTAAAAGAACACGGCAAAACTTTTGATGGCGTGAGGTTTATTCAAGGCAATGATTTCAAGATAACAAAAGAAAACTTTGAAAATGTGGCTAAAAAAACTAACTATGATAGTGGGTATGGCTCTACCAACGTAGCAACTGACTTAGTTGTAGTTGGTAAAAATTGGTGGCTGGAACGTGGAGAATATGATGGGGCTGAATGGTGGGACTACAAAGAAAGCCCTAAACAAGTCAACGAAGTTAGAGAAATCTCGCAACTTTCAGGAAGGCTTTGGCCGACATTAGAAGATTTGAATAGGTGTAAAAAACCAATGCAAGAAAGGCTTGAACAACTGAGAAAAGGAGCACTATGAACAAGCGACAACGTAAAAAGATAATGTTGAACGGCCTGAACAAAGAAGAAAGATACCGTCGGACACATTGCCCAGTCTGTGAAGACAAAATAGGAGTTTTTGACAAGTATTTTAATACATACGGTTTTTGCTCTGAATATTGTGGCTATGAATACTACGGAATTTCAAGATTATAAAAAAAGCCAAGGCACTCTCTGCCTCAGCTAATAGTAATATCACAAAGACTATTATAACACAAAAGGAGACGAGAGTGAACAAGGCTAAAGAGCTCTTGAATGAGCTACAAAATCTTGATATGGACATTCAAAGCCGTATAGATGAAATCAATGAGCTTGAGGCAGGTTTGCTCTCAAGCCCCAAGTGGACAGCAGACAAGGTCAAAGGTGGTCAAGCTAAAAAGGTTGATGATGTCTATACCCAGCTGATCGTGATGAAAGAGGCAATTGAACAAGATACCAATGAAGTTATTAACAGGAAACTTGAACTTGGTAGATTGATTAACAAGCTGAAAAATCCAAAAAGCAGGTCAGTCCTCAGAATGACTTACATTACTAAGATGTATGTTGATGATGTTTGTGACAAAATGGGGATTAGTAGAACCACTTTCTACACTTGGAGAAATACGGCTATCTGTGAGTTAAATGATGTTTTGGAAAAAATGGAACAAAATTGAACTTTACAAAACCGTACTGAACAAATCAATACTTGTTAGCACAGTTTTGATATTCTGCTAGAATGGTAGTATCAAGAATTAAGGGTAAGGCACCTATGAAGTGTCTGCCCTTTTCTTTTTTCAAAACAAATAAACAGCAGGAGGTTTAGGCTTGGGTAGAGCAAGAGACCCCAACCGAGACAAAGCATTTGAAATCTATTCAGAGAACAATGGAAACATTGAACTGGTTGAGATTGCTGAGCGTTTGGGTGTTTCAGCTGGCACTGTCCGAGGTTGGAAAAGTAAAGACAAATGGGAACCTAAAATAAAAGGAACGTTCCAAAAGAAAAATACGGAACGCTCCAAAAATCCAAGGGGTGCTCCAAAGGGTAGTAAGAACGCTCTAGGGCACGGAGCCCCTAAGGGAAATACTAACGCCCTCAAACATGGTTTGTTTGCTAAGTATCTGCCTCAGGAGGTGTATGAGATAGCACAGGAGCTATCAGACAAACAGCCAATAGACATACTCTGGGAAAATATCACGCTGACCTATGCTAATCTACTGCATGCTCAGCGTATTTTATTTGTCCAAGATGTAGAGGATAGCGATACCTTTGTTACTAGCACAGGGAAAGCTGGTACAGGCTATGAACATCATACGGCATGGGATAAGCAAGGAAAAGCCCTAGCTGCAATAGCAAGAGCTCAGTCAGAGCTTAAAAGTATGATTAAGACATATGATGAGTTGACACGCTCATCACTTGTCACAGAGGAGCAACGCCTGAGAATTGACAACCTCAAGGCTCAGCTTGGCTCAGATGATGAAGATGATACGGTCATTACTGGATTTACATTTGATAGGAGTGAGTACAATGGCGATACTGAACCTAGCAAAGTTGATTAACCCAGTATTTGATGAGGTACTTTTTACACCAAAGAGCCATATTGTGTTAAAAGGGGGACGTGCCTCTACTAAGTCATCTGTTGTCTCTATTGATCTAGTAAATGACTTTATTAGTGACCCTTTGGGTAATGTGGTAGTCCTACGGAAAGTGGGAAAGTACCTGAGAATGTCTGTCTATGAACAGATAAGATGGGCCATTTATGAGATGGGGCTAGCCAATCAGTTCAAGTTTGGTAAGTCACCGCTACAGATTACCCACAAGAAAACAGGTACAGCCTTTTACTTTTATGGTGTAGATGACCCAATGAAACTCAAATCACAGAAGATAGCCAAGGGCTATGTTATGTCTGTGTGGTTTGAGGAATTGGCAGAGTTTGCAGGGCGTGAGGACATTGATATAGTTGAGGATACCTTTATCCGTCAAGAGCTACCAAACGGCAAACAGGTCAAGGTTTATTTCACTTACAACCCACCACGCAATCCTTATGACTGGATAAATGAGTGGGTAGCTGAGAAAGCTAGGGACCCAACCTATCTGATACACCACAGCACCTACTTAGATGATAAGCTGGGCTTTTTGTCTAGGCAGATGAAAGAGAAGATAGAAAGGTACAAGGAAACTGACCCTGACTATTACCGCTGGATGTATTTGGGAGAGGTCATAGGACTAGGCAACCATGTCTACAATATGAACTACTTTAAGCCGCTACAGAGCCTCCCTGAGGACGACAGGCTGATAGGTATATCATTTGCCCTAGATACAGGACATCAACAATCAGCTACAGCCTGTGGGGCGTATGGATTGACCGCCAAGGGTAATGTTATCCTGCTTGATACATTCTACTATAGCCCAGCTGGCAAGACGATTAAAAAGGCACCCAGTGAGCTATCAGTGATGATCCATGACTTTATAGACAAGGTTATGAAACAGTACAGAGTGCCTAAACTCAAGATGACTATTGATAGTGCGGAGGGAGCTTTGAGAAATCAATACTTTAAGGACTATGGCGAACGCTGGCACCCAGTGGCCAAGAAGAAAAATCAGACCATGATTGACATGGTTATCAGCTTACTAGCTGAGGGACGCTTTTACTACCTTGACATCCCTGCTAACAGGGTCTTTGTTGAGGAACATAAGATGTACCGCTATGACGACAAAACAATCAATTCTGATGATCCAAAAGTTATCAAAGAAGATGACCACACGGTAGATGAATTTAAGTATTTTGTCCTGGACAACGCTAGGGAGCTAGATTTGAAAGCCTAAAGGAGCTAACAATGGGAATAGTACAAACTATCAAGAATTTCTTTACAAGGAGTAAGTATGTGATGACCACACAAAACTTAACTAATATCACAGACCACCCTAAAATAGCGGTATCTAGTGCAGAGTATGACCGTATCAGGGAAAATCTCAAGTATTTTGCAGGGCGTTATCCACAGATTGAGTATAAAGATAGCAATGGCACAAAGCAAAAGCGAGATTTTAACCATTTACCAATAGGCAGGACAGCCTCCAAGAAAATTGCTAGCTTGGTCTTTAATGAACAGGCTGAAATCAAGGTAGATGATGAGAAAGCTAATGAATTTATTCAGGACCAGCTACAGAATGACCGCTTTATCAAGAACTTTGAACGTTACCTAGAGAGCTGCCTTGCTCTTGGCGGACTTGCTATGAGGCCCTATGTTGATAAGGACAAGGTAAGGGTGGCATTTATTCAAGCCCCTGTCTTTTTACCACTCCAATCTAACACTCAAGAGGTTTCTAGTGCTGCTATCATCACTAAGACAATCAAGTCAGAGGGCAACAAGCAGAAGTATTACACGTTAATTGAATTGCACGAATGGAGTAAAGGTGATAAGTACACGGTAACCAATGAGCTCTACAAGTCTGATAATCAGAATATTGTAGGAGCTAGGGTACCGCTGGCTGAACTCTATGAAGATTTGGAAGAAGTAGCTGACTTGAAAGGCCTCAGTCGTCCTCTGTTTACCTACTTGAAGACACCTGGCATGAACAATAAGGACATTAACAGTCCGCTTGGCTTGTCTATCTTTGATAACGCTAAGACTACTATTGACTTCCTGAATACTACCTATGATGAGTTCATGTGGGAGGTCAAAATGGGTCAGCGTAGGGTGGCGGTTCCTACTCAGATGATTAAAACTGAGTACAACACGGACGGTGAGAAAGTCACAGTCAAGCGTGAGTTTGAAACAGGTCAGAATGTCTATGAGCAGTTTGACTCTGGAGATATGGACAAGGGTATAGGTATCACAGACCTTACAACCCCTATCCGCTCTGATGACTATATCAAGGCAATCAATGAGGGGCTCTCCCTCTTTGAAATGCAGATAGGCGTATCAGCTGGCATGTTTACCTTTGACGGTAAGAGCATGAAGACAGCTACTGAGATTGTCTCAGAGAACTCTGACACTTACCAAATGCGGAACAGTATTGTCAGCTTGGTTGAGCAGTCATTGAAAGAGCTGATTATCTCCATGTTAGAGCTTGGGAAAGCCTATCAACTCTACAAGGGCAATATCCCAGACATGGACGCTATCAGTATTAACCTTGATGACGGTGTCTTTACTGACCGAAACGCTGAGCTTGACTACTGGATTAAGGTAGTTAACGCTGGCTTTGGTACTGATGTCATGGCTATTGAGAAAGTGCTCAACGTGACCCCTGAGAAAGCTAAGGAAATCAAAGCTGAAATTAGTGGGAATGCTATCGGCGAGGCTAACAACGGCAGGAGTGATGAAGATGTTGAAATATATGGTAATTGATAGGCTGAGGCGTTTATTTGGAATAAAAAGCCCAAGCTGGCTAATAACTAAAGGACTTGCAAGAGCTTATGAAAGAGAAGAAACCAATCAAGCTCAATGATGAGCAGTTAATGCTTGACGCTAGTCAGGTTGCAGACATCTATCATCAGCTTACTCTTGATCTATTTGACCAAGTTATAGACCGTATCAAAGAGCGTGGTTCTGCCAGTCTTGATGACAATCCCTATATCTGGCAATTAGAGAAGATGAATGAGATGGGGCTGCTAAATGAGGACAACCTCAAGCTCATTTCAGACCGCTCAGGAATTGCTGAGGAACAGCTAAGGTATGTCATCCAAAATGAGGGATACCAAATCTACAAGAACACCAAAGAGCAACTATTAGAGGCTACTGGTGGTGATTTTGTGGCTAACAGCCTCATACAGACTAATCTTGCAGCTTATGTCAATCAGACCATGGGAGATATTAACAACCTTATCAATACCACGCTACCAAAGAGCGTGAGAGAGGTTTACCAGTCTATCATTGAGGAGGCCACAGCAAAAGTTGTCACAGGGTTAGCAACATCAGACAAGGCTATCTCTGATACAGTCATGAAATGGGCCCAAAAGGGCTTTTATGGCTTTACTGATAGTAAAGGGAAATATTGGAAAGCTGATACCTATGCTAGACAGGTTATCAAGTCAACGGCTTGGCGTGTCTATCGTGAGGTCAGAATGGCTCCAGCTGCGGAATTAGGGATAGATACCTACTACTACTCCAAGAAAGCTACAGCAAGGGAAATGTGTGCACCTCTGCAACATCAGATAGTCACTACTGGAGTTGCTAGAACTGAAAAGGGTGAGCGTATCCTAGCATTATCAGATTATGGATACGGATCAGCTGGAGGGTGTCTTGGTATCAACTGTTACCACGAAATCACACCTTTTGTGGTCGGTGCTAACTACAAACCTGATTTACCAGACAATCTCAAAGATTTAACGCCTGAACAGGCTATCGAAAATGCCAACGTACAAGCCAAACAGAGAGCCCTAGAGCGGTCTATCAGACAATCCAAGGAGTTTCTGCATGTTGCTGAGAAACTTGGAGACCAAGAACTGATAGACAAGTACAAGAACAAGGTAAGGATACAGCAGGGAGCTATGAGGGACTACCTCAGACAGCACCCATTCCTACACCGTGATTATGCTAGGGAGAAATACTATGGTGACCCTCACAGAGAGGCCGAAAAAGCTATACAGCTAAGAAAGAAAATGTCTGAACATCATTACATCAAAGATGATGAGATTGCAGCTTTCAAAAAAGCTGGTGGAAAAATCACCAAACCTGAGCGTAGGGTGTTGTATGCTGATGAAAACCCTCAAGGCTTGGGGTATATTGGCACGCCTCATAGTTTTGCTATCAATAAATATCTGAGAGATAAAAACACAATGCCTCCTGAGTACCAGAAGATTGTAAACACTCTTGATGGAGTGGTTGAGAAAAATAGGATACTAAAAAACACAAAAGTCAACAGGTTTGATGATGGTGCATATCTGAAGTCGGTAGTTGAACAGAACCAACACTTACTGAAAGACTATGATAACTTTATGGATATGTTAAACTCTGGAAAAGCTACGTTTAGAAATGATGGATATACATCAACAAGCTACATTCCTAAGTATAATTTCTTTAAGAATAGACCTGTCAAGACCATCATCAACATTCCTAAAGATTTTCAAATTTATTTTACAGATAATGATGACGAGAGTGAGATTATTCTTCCACGAGGCACTAAATATGATATAATTAGTGTGAAAGAAAACAAGGGCAACATTGTCCTAGAAATGAATGTCAGAAAGGATGAGTAGTCATGAATTTATCAGAGGCTTTTTCTCAAATTGACTCAATGGGGCTGAGTTCTCCTAAACTCATCCCATCAGAAATGACTGATGAAGAATTATCACATTTGAGGTTTACCACGTTTTCTAAAGAAGATGAGGAGGCTATTATGGCCGAACTCAAAAAACGCAACTTAGCGCTTAGTCCAATCTAGGCGCTTTTCTTATGCCCAAAAAACAGGAGGGAAACCATGAATAAACGTATCAAAAAGAAACGCTGGCTTGAAATTAAGCTAGCTGAGTGTATTGCTCGTGAGTGCTTGCTAATGTCTGCTGTGGCAGAACAGAATGATAAGATTTCTGAACAAGCTAAAGAAATCGCTGAGTTACGCTCCATTGTTGAACGCAATGCACAGGCTACTAATTCAAGATTTGACAAACTTGAAAAACAAGTGGCCAATAGTAATACTAAGAAACCGTTTTGGAAACGTTAAGGAGGAAATTATGTTAGAAAAAGCAAAGAAATTGGCAGCTCAAGAATTTTCACGTCTGTCAGGTCGTGAAATCAAGGCTGAGGACTGTTTTGTAGTTTGGTTCAGCAAAACCCTACAAAATTGGAAAGCATTAGTCAGCACTAATCAAATCAAGTCTGATGAAAAGTGTGGCGACTATGCGGAAGTAACTCATAATGGCGATAAAGCAGAAACTTATGTGGATGTCTATACCAAGGTATCAAACCGAGTAATCGAAGATTAGGAGCGTGATCACTCATCTTGACTGGTAGGAAAGACTACTTGAAACTACTCAAAAATACTTAAACCGTTTGGAAATCCAGACGGTTTTTATTTTGCCCTGGATATGGCGTAAAAGTGTCTGTATCTCAGTCCCTCGTGACGTAAAACAAAGGAGTTAAGACATGAGTCTTAAACGTGAGATGTTGGTTGACGCAGGTATCACAGATAACAGCGTGCTAGATAATATCATGCAAGCGTACGGTGCAGGTATTGAAAATGCGAAAGCACAGGCTAAGTCTGAGGTACAGGCAGAAAACGACAGCTTAAAACAACAGCTTGAGCAACAGAACCAAGCTATCAAGGACTTACAGGCTAAAGAGGGAGCTAGTGAGGAAAGCAAGCAACAGCTGGCAGACTTACAGGCTCAATTTGACCAGTACAAGACTGATAGTGAGACTAAACTTGCTCAGGTCACTAAAACAAACGCTGTAGCCCTTGCTTTGAAAGATGTGGGAGCTTACAACTCAGAGGACTTGATGAAGTTCATTGACCTAGACAAGATTGAGCTAGGGGAAGATGGAAAGCCTATCTTAGAGGACACAATCAACAACCTCAAAGAGTCAAGCCCTTATCTATTCCAGAGTAGAGATCCGCAGCCTAACCCTAAGATTTCTGTTGGAGGCAATCCAGCCGCTGGTAGTGGTGATGACGGTCTTTCAGCAGAAGATAAAGCACTGTTTGCAGGCTTTGATAGCGTGTAAACCCCAAAAAGAAAAGAGGTAATTTTACATGGTAGTAAACTACGCAGCTAAATTTGATAACAAAGTTGATGAACGCTTTACTAAAGAGGCCCTCTCAACTGGCATTATCAACCAAGATTTTGATTTCACAGGCGTTGACACAGTCAAGGTCTACTCAGTTCCAACATCAGGGATGAACGATTACAAGACGACAGGGCAGAACCGCTACGGTACAGCTGAGGAACTTGGTAACACCGTTCAAACTATGGTACTCAAGAAAGACCGTTCTTTCACTTTCACCATTGACAAAAAATCTGAACAAGACACTAATGGTGTCATGGAGGCAGGTAAAGCTCTTGCACGCCAGCTCTCAGAAGTTGTTATCCCAGAAGTTGATACTTACCGCTTTGCAACTATCGTAGCTGGTGCAGCCCCTGAACACATCAAGACAGCAGCAATCACCAAAGATGACGCTTATGAGGCAGTCCTAGATGGTCAGGTAGCTCTTACAGACGCACTCATCCCAACAGCAGGCCGTGTCTTGCATGTATCTCCTAAGTTCTACAAACTTATCAAACTTGACCCAACCTTTGTGAAAAACTCTGACCTTGGACAAGAAATCACAATCAAAGGTCAAGTAGGTATGATTGACGGATTGCCAGTTGTCCTTACACCTACATCACGCTTGCCACAAAATGTAGAGTTCATTATCGTTCATCCTGTGGCAACTACATCTCCTGTTAAGCTGGAAGATTACAAGATCCACGACAACCCACCAGGAATTAACGGTAAACTCGTTGAGGGTCGTATCCGTTATGACGCTTTTGTCCTTGACAACAAGAAAAAAGCTATCTACGTTCACAAATCAGCGTAAGGAGGTAAGTAATGGCTAGAAAGAAAGCTGAGGAAACCACAGAGGAAGTGGTGGAAACACAAGAAGTAGCTGAGGAAACCACAGAGGAAGTGGTGGAAACACAAGAAGTAGCTGAGGAAACCACAGAGGAAGTGGTGGAAACACAAGAAGTAGCTGAGGAAACCACAGAGGAAGTGGTGGAAACAGTTTCTATCAAAAAGTCAGTCACTTTAACTAAAGATGGGGTATCATTTACCCTGTCTGACCCTATCATGATTTCAGCCTTTGAAAACCAAGGCTATGAAGTGGAGGAATAACGAAAAATGGCAAAATTCAAAGCGACATCAAACGTGGTCTTTGTTATTGATGGCAAAGAAAAGCATTTTGATGAAAATGGTGTATATGACATGGAAGTAAAGACAGCTGATGAGCTAAATGCTAAAGGGAAACTTACCCACCCTGAACTCAGCCCATTCTTTGAACGTGTCGAAGAAGAAAAAGCAGCAAAGGCGGAGAAGTAACACCGCCTTTTTTTATTGGAGGTGGTTACTATCGCTTATTTAACTGAAAAAGAATTTGAGGACTTTGGTTTTGATGAAGTTGAGGACTTTGACAAATTACTAAAGAGAGCTGAGGTGTCTGTCAACCTCTTTCTTAATGGTTTCTATGACTTTGTGGACTTTGAGAAAGAAATTGAGCACAGAAAGCAGGCTGTCAAAATGGCAACAGCTTTCCAAGTAGCTTATCTGGATGCCAGCGGTATCATGACTGCTGATGACAAGCAATCAGTAGCCAGCGTGTCGCTTGGTCGTACCTCTGTCAGCTACAGAGATACCTCTCAGACCTCTTTGGAAAGTGCTAGGTATAATTTATCACTTGACGCTCTGAACACTCTTAAAGGAGCAGGATTTGGCTACAGGGGGGTAGGTTATGACAGACATTGACAAGCGTTTGTTAGTTGATACTGTGACAATCCAAAAGACCACAGAGGAACTAGATGGCTGGGGTAAGTCTGTATTGGCTGACCCAGTCACTCTGAGTCCTGTTAGGTTTGATAGACAGTATCAAGTCCAAGGGACGCAAAACAACCGCAAAGAGTCCAAACCTAGCCTTTTGTTTGTGTATCCCAAATATTGCCCAGTAGTCCTAGACAAGACCTTTGAAAATGCCATAGTCAAAGACGGAGAGACAGAGTACAGGGTTACTACTGTAGTCCCTGTCAGCTATCCTCATAATAAGAAAATCTTTTGTTATGAGCTGGAGTGTATCTGATGGGGACTAGCGTTTCTGTCAAAATTGACCTAAAAGGCATTGAGAAAAAGGTATCATCATCAGCCTTGGCCAAAGGTAAGCTAGCTATTGCTAATCAGATGATGATTGACATGCAACCATTTATCCCACGAAAAAGTGGAGAATTAAGTGGTAGCGGTCAAGCTACAAGGGATGGGGTAAGATACCCTGGACCTTATGCAAGAGCCCAATTTTACGGATCTAGCTACAACAAGCGTAGGAGCTTTACTTTTAGCCGTTACACCACTCCTGGAACAGGTAAACGTTGGGATTTGAAAGCCTCAGCATTACATGTTAAGGATTGGGGTAAGACTGGTCTTAGAGCAATGGGAGTTAAAGCATGAACAACAACGATTTTTCAGAAGTCCTTAGAGATTTCATCAACACACTAAACCTACCTCTGACTTGTAGACTTGATTACTTGTCAGAGAAAGAGGGCTTAGTCCTCTATCCTTTGCCTGGTGGCAAGGTTGAAAAAGAGTACATGAACGGCAAGCAAGATATTAGTCTTGTATTTGAAGTGGCAATAAAAACCACTGATCACCAAAAGACAAGCTCTATCCTGTGGGCTATCAACTATGCTCTTGCTGATTTCAACCTAGAGCTACCTAGTCAAAATAATTCATATCAATTCAGAGGCCTTGAAGTCTCACAGCCATTCCTTAATGACCGTGATGACCAAGGCTTTTATGTTTACATGCTGGATATTACAGCACGTTTAGAAACAAATGGAGGAAATTAAATGCCAAAAATGAAAAACGCCAAGCGTAAACACTATGTAGCGCCTTGGCTATCAACAGCACCAGCAACCGAGCCAGCAGCTGACGCTTGGAAATGGCTTGCTGACGGTGTCACTACCGCTGAGGTTGAAAGTGACGAAGAAACAGATGATGTAGCGTACTACAACGGTGACGGTACACCAGAAACTACCGTGGTATCTGTCAAATATGGCTATACCTTTGAGGGTGACTACATCAAAGAAGACGCAGCCCAGAAAATCATTGCTGATATGCGTTTCTTAACTGGAGACCAGCGTAAAGTGTGGTTCAAAGTTGTTGATCCTGATGGTAAGACACAGTATTCAGGAGTTGCAACCGTATCTGAAATTAAAATCGGAGGCGGTGAGGCGTCTGAATTTGAGGCTTTTGAATGCACGATCAGCTGGAACTCAGTACCTAAACAATCTGCTGTAGTCGGTGGATAAAGTAGCTTAGGGGAGTGAATGTACTCCCCTTTTTTTAATTTGATTAGTAGGAGAAAACAAATGGTAGTAATTAAAAAGCGTAGCAATGTCATTCCTGTAGAGTTTGATGGTTTTACCCTTGAATTTTTAGCTAATGACAAAAACATCCGCAACATGGAGGCGGTTGGTAAAAAGTTAAAAGTTGAAGGTCAGAAAGTGGCGGATACCGAAGATGAGAAAGCCTTTGACGCTTTGCAAACTATGGTAAAAGAGTCGTGGGTTGACCTATTTGATGAAGAGGCATACAACAAGGTTTACGCTTACTCTGATGAGTCTACGGTTGACACTATGGTCTACTTGCTGGAAACAATCTCAGGAGTTGTAAGCGAATGGGAAAAACGTAACAACGGTGACGCACTCAAGAAGTATCTAGGTGACTGATATGCTGGACTTATCAAGGAAATTGACAGATGAGTTAGTCCTTGGTGATGATGTGTATCCAATGAACATAGCTTTTAACAAGGTTTTGAAAGTTATGGAGCTGATCAATGATGATGAGTTTGATGACATCTACAAGCCTTATCTAGCTATTCAGATGTTCACTGGCGTTGACTTTACAGAGGCTTTAACCCCTGAACAAGCAACAGCCATCTTTAAGCTAATTTTTGAAGAACACATCAGAATTATTCCAGCTAAAGAAACCGCCCCAGTGCTTGACCTAGCAGGCAATCCAATCAAGAGTAAGATACGCTCTAAAAGTCAATCAGAAGACGGTGAGCGACTCTTTAGCTTGAAGTATGACGCTGAGTATATTTACTCATCATTCATGCAGGCATACGGAATTGATTTGATTGAAGCTCAGAATAGCTTGCATTGGAAAAAATTTAATGCCCTACTAAATGGGCTACCTAGTGATACTAAGTTTGCTGAGGTGCTCAAGATACGCTCTTATAAGCCACAAAAAGGCGATAGTAAGAAGTATAAAGAGAGCATGAAACGGCTCAAGAAAGAGTATGCACTACCAAAAGATTTTGACTACTAATCAGGAAAGGAGAGAAAACTATGGCAGATGGTTCAGTTACTATCAAGGTTGACCTAGACGGTTCTAGTGCCCAGTCAGGAGTCAGCAAATTAAAAACCTTGTTAGGTGGACTAGAAAGCACAGGCTCAAAAGTTGGGTCTGTTTTTAAGTCGGTTTTAGGAGCTAACCTGATTAGTTCTGCTCTCACTACTGGTATAGGTGTCGTTACTGGTGGTATCCGTGACATGGCTGGTGAGTTGACTAGCTCACAGAAAGCATGGAAGACTTTCGAGGGAAACCTACAAGCGTTTGGTCGCTCTCCTGAGGTCATAAAAGCAGCTAAGACTGAAATGCAAGACTTTGCCACCAAGACCATTTACTCAGCCTCTGACATGGCTAGCACTTACTCTCAATTAGACGCTGTAGGGACTAAGAATGTTGGTAGTTTGGTTAAGGCGTTTGGTGGTCTTGCAGCCTCAGCAGAGAACCCAGCCCAAGCAATGAAATCACTATCCACTCAAGCAACACAGATGGCAAGTAAGCCTAAAGTAGCCTGGATGGACTTTAAGATCATGATGGAACAAGCCCCAGCAGGTATGGCGGCGGTTGCTAAAGAGATGGGCATGAGTACCGCTGAACTGGTCGCAGCCGTTCAAGATGGTCAAATCTCAACAGAGGCATTCTTTGACGCTATGAACAAGGCAGGTAACTCTGACGCTTTCCAAAAGATGGCTACAGAGTTCAAAACTTGGGACCAAGCAATAGACGGAGCTAAGGAAAGTCTGTCTAATAAGCTAATGCCTATGTTTGAACATCTCAACAAGTTTGGTATCAAAGCAATCAACGCTCTATCAGACGCTATGGAGAGCATTGACTTTAGTGGTATGGCTGATGGTCTAGGCAAGTTCCTTGACGGTATCAACATTGAGGGTATTATCTCAAAGGTTAGTAGCACTATCTCAAATGTGGTTTCCAAGGTTCAAACATTCTGGACAGCTTTCTCTAATACAGGAGCAGTTACTGCATTTGTTGGAGCTATCCAGAGTATCGCTGGTGCTTTAGGTCATGTATGGGATAGCTTGACTGCCTCAAGTGTCCTAAACACTTTAGCTAGTGTACTTGGCAATGTGGTCAAGTGGCTTTCACAGGCTGCAACTGTAGCGGCTAACTTTATCAGTTCACTACCTGCTGGAGCTATTCAGGCTATAGTTGGTGGTTTGGTTGGTTTGGTTGCTGGTTTCAAGGCTTTTAATTTCCTGAAATCCTTTAACCCATTCAACCTATTCAAGCAAAATGCCACAAGCGGTGTGAGTGGTGCTACATCAGTTGTTAGGTCAGCTAGTGCAAGCGTGGTCTCAATTATCCGTAGCCTTGGGCAAAGTGTAGCAACTGCTGCTAGAGGAATTGGGCAGGGCATAGGTGCCGCTTTTCGTGGTATTGGTCAAGGCTTGGCTATGGTCAATCCTGCCACTATCGCAGCCTTGGCAGTACCTATCTTGGCACTTGGTGCAGCCTTTGCTTTAATGGGTATGCAGGGACAAGGGATAGCTACAATCCTACAAGGTGTGGGGAGCGTTATTGTCAGCGTTGGTACGGCTATAGGGACTATCCTCAATCTAGCACTACAAGGCTTGGCTCAGGCTTTGGTTATTGTAGCCCCTGTGCTACCTACCATTGCCTCAGCTTTTGCCATGCTATCTCCTGTGATTATAGCGGCAGGGGCAGCAATCAGTATGATCATCAGCTCATTCAGTAGCCTTGCTCCAGTCATCACAGCACTAGGCACAGCATTGAGTCAAGTCATTACTGCTATCAGTTCTGGTATTGCCCAAATTGCTACGGCTGTGACCCCTATTGTGGCAATCATCTCTAATGCCTTTGTGCAGGTCGTGACTGTGGTATCTCAAGCTATAGTCCAAATCATTCAGGCATTGGCACCATTCATACCAGCTATTACCCAAATGGTCCAAGCGGTCGCTCCAGTATTGCAGTCATTAGTTGAGGCTTTCAACAATCTCATCAGTCAGATTAGCCCTATCATTGATAGTTTGACCCAACTACTCCAAACCTTTGGGGAACAGGTCAGCTCAATCTTAGAGAGTGCTGGTAGTGTGGTAGAGTCTTTTGGCTCTGCTATCCGCAATGTACTTGATGGTGTAGCTGGCATTTTTGAGAGTATGGGGAATGCGGCCAAAAACGCAGGTCAAGGCGTTAAGTTGATGGCTCAAGGTATCAAGATGTTAGTTGATCTAAAACTAGGGGACTTAGTCGGAACCTTGGCGGCAGTTGCTACTGGTTTGACAGCTATTGCTAGCTCAGGTATTGCCTCAGCAGGACCAGGGTTGCAACAAGCAGGAACTGGACTTAGACTAATTGCAACATCAGCACAAGTGGCAAGTGTAGCAATGCAAGCCTTACCTGCTGCCTTTAGTTCCTTGAGCTCAAGCATTGGAACATTACCAAGCGCTATGACTACAGCTGGCTCTGCCATGATGTCTTTTGCAAGTGCAGTCATGGCCTCTTTTGCAGGCTTGGCAGGGTCAACTGCTAGTATTTCTGCTTTGCAAGGTCGATTAACGGCATTGTCAGCCTCAATGATGATGGCACAAGCTGGCTCTGCTGCAATGTCAGCAGGTTTTTCAGCGGTCTCTGCTGTTATTGGTGCCCTTGGTGGCATACTTGGAACAGTACCAGCTAGATTTACAGCTATTACCACATCAGCAATGATGGCACGGACATCAATCATGCAACTAGCTACATCAGCTCCTATGGTTGCCTCAGGTTTTGCCAGCATTTCAAGTGCTGCAACATCAGCAATGACTCAGCTAAATTCTGCTGTACGCTCTGCTATGACACAGGCAGTATCTACCATGCGTTCAAGTATGCAACAGATGGTGTCTGTTGTAAGGCAGTCAGCTAGTCAGATGACACAAGCAGGACAGCAAGCAGGGCGTGGCGTTTCAAATGGTGTGACAAATGGTATCCGTTCTGGCATTGGATCAGCTACGGCTGCAATGTCTGCCATGGTAAACGCAATCCGCTCAACAGCAATGGCTGGAGCTGGAGCTATGCGTGGAGTTGGTGCTATGATTGGGCAAGGTTTGGCTCAAGGTATGTATTCAGCTTTGGGAGCTGTAACGGGCGCAGCTAATGCTTTAGTAGCACAAGCTGAGAGAGCAGCACAGGCTAAAGCTAAAATCCATTCACCATCACGCCTATTCAGGGATAATGTAGGTCGATACATTGCCCAAGGTATCGCTGTAGGTATTGAAAAAAATACCTCTGATGTGACTGACAGCCTTGCCTATGTCCAAAAAGAGATGTCAGCCTTTAAGTTTGGTGCTGAGGAGTTGCTTGGTTTAGGCAATAGTTCTCTGTCTAGTCAATTCAAGCTCAAATCCATCACAGAGCGTGCAGAAATGAGCCAAATTGAGATTATCAGAGACCAGGCAGACCAAGCACTCACCAGAGCTCTTGAAGTTGCTGAGCAAGCCGTCAAGCGTCCTGTTAACATGGTTCTTGATGACGGTACTCTTGTTGCCAAGATTGGACAACCAATGACGAACTACCAAAATGACAAAATTAAGATTGATAACATGATGAGGGGGATTGTCTGATGAATAATGACACTATCACTATTAACGGATTTGACCTCTCTGAGGTTATCCGAATTATTGAAATTATCCGCCCTGTTGGCAATGAGCGTAGCATTGAAACCAATGACGCTCCACTCTTGGGAGTGAACTTGCAAGAAGTAAGAACAGGGGCTAAGTTTATCAAGGTCAAGTTTGCCATGCAAGAAAGAGATGGCATGACACTTGAACGAGCTAAACACACTTTGGCAGGGGTATTCAATACCTCTGAGGCTGTCAGGATTGTTATTTCTGATGAGCCTGATAAGTATTATATGGGACTTATTACAGGCTCTGTGGATATGGATAATGTGACAAGATGGTTCCAAAAGGGAGAATTTGAGCTACTAATACCTGACGGAGTAGCCCATAGTACCACTTACCGTGTTTTTGATAATGGCACGGTATCAGCTGACAAGATTGTTTTTAACCTAATCAATGATGGCAACGTGCCAGCTTTCCCTGTGGTTACTGTCAAGAATAATGCTGAAAATGGCTATATTGGTTTAGTCAATACCAGCGGTGCTCTTGAGGTTGGTGATCGTGAGGAGGCTGATACTGTACAAGCTAAACAGTCTGAACTACTTTTTGACTACCGTGACAGTAACATCACAAATGGTCTTAGTGCAGCTACTAAGAACGTAGCTATTTTGAATGACACATCACAGACTTTGAGAGGTACCGTGGCAAGTGTGGACTGGTCAGGACGCAAGCATTTGTTTTTACAAAATGCAGGAGGCACAACTGGAAACAATGCAGGTAGTTTGACATGGAATATCCCAGCAGATAGCTCAGGGGCTACAGGCTCTCTGAATGATTACATCTGGTGGCGTCAAGTTTTTTGGCTCGGTGCTGCTAACCAATACGGCTTTATCAAGCTGACCGTCTCTGATGAACAGGGGCGGTTTTTGTATGGAGTGGAAACCTTTAAGCGTTACAACGGTCTAGGTTGTGAGTATAACTTTATGGCTGCTGACGGTAAAGGTGGATACAACATGATTAAACAGTGGACTTTCACAGGAACTCACTTAGATAGCCAAAATCCATTCAATGAGCCTAGAGGTTGGTCAGACATCAAGCGAAATGATGACAAGGTAACCGTCTTTTGGTGGGGTTCTTACAATACTTTTGTTATTCCTGAAATCAAGGGTAGAAAGTCAGCTAAAGTCCATGTAGCATTTGGGGCTCTTGGTAATAAACCATTGGTAGCTAGGATGTACTTGGACAGTATTTTTTACAGAAAAGACTTTGTTTCTGTAACAAAGGATATTCCTAACCGTTATCCGATTGGCTCAAACATTATTCTTAATAGCGAGAATGACACTGTTACTGTGGACGGTTTGGAGCGTATTGTGGACATTGTCCACGGTTCCACGTTTCTTACTATTCCACCTGGTAGGTCTACTCTTGAGGTCTATTCCTCAAGTTGGGTCAGGACAAAGCCCACAGTCAAGATAGAATTTGAAGAAAGGTACTTATAGCTTATGTTATTGACAATCCATGACGCAAGTTTGAGAAAAGTTGCTTTTATTGATAATGATAAACAGGCTACGCTGAATTATTTCAACGATACATGGACTAGGTACCTTGAAACAGGTTCTAGTACATTTGATTTCACAGTATTCAAAAAAGCCATCATTTCAGATGTGGGGCGTAAACGTGCCTACAACTATCTGAATGAGAAAGCCTTTGTTTCATTTCAGTACAAAGGCAAGACTTATCTACACACGATCCGCAAAATTGAGGAAAATGAGCAAGTTATCAAGTGTTATGGTATCAATCTGAACCTTGAGCTTATCAATGAGTATGCAAATCCATATAAAGCACCTAAGGCTATGACTTTCAAAGAATACTGTGACGCTATGGACTTGCTAAACTTTACATTCTTGAAAATTGGGGTAAATGAGATTTCTACTCAGAAAATCTCTGCTGAGTGGGAGGGGACAGACACAAAACTCAACCGTCTACTCAGTCTAGCTAAGAAATTTGGTGCAGAAATTGAATTTGACACTCACCTTAACGCTGATAGCTCCATCAAGTCTTTTGTTGTCAATGCCTATCATGAGAATGATGACGATCATCAAGGAGTAGGGCGTGTCAGTCCTACTATTTTGAAGTATGGCAAAAACCTCAAGGCACTTACTAGGACGGTTGATAAAACTAATGTCTACAACATGATTAGACCAACTGGGAAAGATGACCAAGGTAACACGGTTACTATCTCAGGTCTTGGTGCATGGTCTGTCAATAACTCTAAAGGGGAACGTGAATTTTACCAGGCAGGAGAGGGGCTATATGCTCCTCTTTCTATGCAGATGTATCCAGCAGCCTTTACAAGTGGCACAATGGGTGACCAGTGGATAAGAAAGGATATGACTGTAGAGAGTTCAAATCCTGAGGTTATCCGCTCAACTGCTTACCGAGAGCTTAAAAAGAACTGCTATCCAGCTGTTACTTACGAGGCTGAGGGTTTTGCTGACCTTGAAATAGGGGACACTATCCAAGTTTATGATGATGGCTTTAGTCCTGTGCTATTGCTTGAAATGAGGGTGTCTGAGCAAACTATTAGTTTTACCAACCCTAAGAACAATAAGACAACCTTTTCAAATGCTAAGGCACTTGAAAATCTCTTGTCTCAGGGTATTCAGGAGCGTCTAGATCGTATGATTGAAGACGCTAAGCCTTATACCGTAAAGGTCTCCACCAATAACGGCACAGCCTTTAAGAATGGGCAAGGACAATCAGTTGTGACACCTACTCTGATGAAAGGCAACAAGGTCATCAATAGTGGCTGGCGTTGGGTTGTCAACGGTGAGATTAAAGCAACTAGCCCTACATATATTGTCAAAGCTGCTGACATCAATCAGACTATGGTGCTGACGATCGCTGCATGGATTGATAATCAAGAAGTAGCCTCTGAACAAATCACATTCCTAAACGCCTCTGATGGTCTAAAAGGTGATAAAGGAGACCCTGGTCGTGATGGTATTGCTGGTAAGAATGGTGTAGGCTTACAATCTACAGTCATTACCTATGCCTCATCTAGCTCAGGAACAAATGCCCCTAGCACAGGTTGGGGGAACACTGTTCCAACAGTTCCTCCTGGTCAATATCTTTGGACTAGGACAGTCTGGAATTATTCAGACAGTACATCAGAGACAGGCTACTCAGTAGCTAGGATTGGTCAAGACGGAAATACTGGGCGTGATGGTATCGCAGGTAAAGACGGAGTTGGTATCCGAACAACTACAGTAGTCTATGCTAGTTCTACATCAGGAACAGTCCCACCTACAAGCGGTTGGTCTTCTCAAATTCCTAGCGTTTCCCCTGGTCAGTACCTCTGGACTAAAACAACATGGAGCTATACAGACAATACTAGCGAGACTGGTTTTTCTGTAGCTAAAATGGGTGAGACTGGTGCCAAAGGGGACAAAGGTGATACTGGACCACAAGGCCCTCAAGGAGAGAGAGGGATAGCTGGTGCTACAGGTGCGACAGGATCCCCTGGTCCTAAAGGTGCAGATGGTCGGTCAAGCTATATCCACATAAAATATGCTCCAGTAATCAACCCTACTGATAGTCAGATTACCGATACACCAAATGCTTATATCGGTGTCTATACTGACTACAATCAGGCAGATAGCACTAGAGCGAGTGCCTACACTTGGTCGAAGTGGCAAGGTAAAGATGGTGCAAACGGTGTGGCAGGAGCCAAAGGTGCAGACGGTAGGACAACCTATGTACACTTTGCCTATGCTAATATGACGCTTATTGCTACTGAAAACAGTAGCTTTACATTGTCAGAAAGGGCTATTGTCCGTTTTGGAAAAGATGATAATTGGTTATATAAGACATTTGACGCTGGTACCTATACGGCCAATTTGGCAACGTTTGGTAGTGATCCTTATCCTAGAATGCCTAAGGTGGCTGAGGTAGTCAGTGATTTTTCTGTTGAACAGAGTGCAAATAAGACATATGTTGGAGTTTATACGGACTACAGCGAGTCTGATAGCACTAACCCAGCTAGCTACAGATGGACCCTTATCAAAGGCGAAAAAGGGGATAAGGGCGACAAAGGTGAGCGAGGCTTACAAGGTTTACAGGGTATTCAAGGTCCAAAAGGAGACCAAGGTATCCCTGGAGCTAAGGGAGCAGATGGACGAACTCAGTACACCCACATTGCATATGCTGATACAGTCTCTGGTAGTGGTTTTAGCCAGACTGACCAATCTAAAGCATATATAGGTATGTATCAAGACTTTATTGCTACCGATAGTACCAATCCAGCAAGTTATCGCTGGAGTAAGTGGAAAGGAGACAAGGGAGATACGGGTGCACAAGGTGTTCCTGGGCCTAAAGGAGCGGACGGTAGGACTACCTATGTTCACTTTGCCTACTCGGATAATGCAGATGGTACTGGTCTGACCACATCAGACAATGGTCAGCGGTATATAGGGCATTATTCTGATTATACGCAAGCTGATAGTACAGATAAGACTAAGTATACTTGGGCTGATAGGTGGGCGAAGATTGAAGTTGGAAATGAAAACTTAATGAGATGGACGGCGGTAAGTTCTGAAAATATTAAATACTTTGGAAAGTCTAATACTGCTACCTTATCTATCGAGCAGAAAGAGGGAAAACCTGCTTACAAGATAGCTATTTCCAGCTCGGTATCTGACCGAAATAATGGAGTATATCTAAATTCAAATGAAAATCCTGATGGTCAAGGACCTACTTATAATCTGTATCCAAATCGTAGGTATACCTTTACATTCTCTATTTGGAGTTCGATATCAATTCCGTTTAATTATAATTCCCTAGGACATCATCAAGTGATTGGAAGTTATTCTGCGACTTGGAATGGAACAGGAGATAGAGTTCATCAGCACCGAGACGCTAGTTGGAGTATCAGCTCCATTAAGCAAGGAGAATGGCAAAGGGTATCTTATTCATTTATACCTATATCTCTTTGCTCATTTAGACCATATTTCTGGTATCTACCTGCAGGAATAGAAATTTACATAGCTGACATGATACTTAGTGATGGGAATGTTGAACTTCCTTGGAGACCTTCCTACTTAGATTTAGAAAGCTCAATAAATTCCAAAGCTGACCAAGTTCTAACTCAAGAGCAACTCAACGCCCTCAACGAGAAAGCAGGTATTATCCAAGCTGAATTAGAGGCTAAGGCTAGTGCTGACACATTGGATAATTGGATTAAAGCCTATCAAGACTTTGTCAAAGCTAATGACACGGCTAGGGCACAGGCTGAAAAGGATTTGATTTCAGCTAGTCAACGTGTTTCCACGATTGCTAAAAACCTTGGAGAACTTTCTGACCGCTGGAATTTCATTGATACCTACATGAGTTCATCAAATGAGGGGCTGGTGATTGGTAAAAATGATGGTAGTTCAAGTATGATGTTCAATCCTAACGGCCGTATTTCCATGTTTTCGGCAGGTGTTGAGGTTATGTATATTAGCCAAGGTGTCATTCACATTGAAAATGGTATCTTCTCCAAGACAATCCAAATTGGGCGGTTCAGGGAGGAGCAGTATCATCTCAACGCTGATATGAATGTCATTAGGTATGTAGGATAGGAGGGGAAATGGCAAAGTTTAGTAATGCGAGCGGGTCTTTGTATTTGAATGTGTATGTTGACCCGGGTACGCAAAATATCGCAAATAATACTACGGTAGTCAATTGGCGGATAACTGTTAGTCGTACAGGTGCGTACTTGACACGAAATGAGGATGGGGATAGTACTCTGAGCCTTGATCTAAACGGTGGTAGAGTGCATACATCAAATCCAAGGTGGCGAACATCTGGGGAAGAGTTTACCATGGCAAGCGGTTCGACGACTGTTGGACATAATGCTGATGGTTCAAAGAGTGTAGCATTTTCAGCAACTTTCAACCCCAATAACGGCGTTCATGGGACTATTACGGTATCTGGTAATATCGCTCTGACAACTATCCCTCGGTCTAGTTCCGTCAGCGTCGGTTCTGGTGTTATTGGTAGTGCAGTTACTATCAATATCAATCGTCAAAGCTCTAGTTTTAAGCATACAGTACGCTATCATTGGGGAAATAAACAGGGGACAATAGCAAGTAATGTAGATACATCTACTACTTGGACTATCCCTCTTGATTTTGCCAATGATATTCCAAACTCAACTAGTGGGACTGGCACAATCTACGTCGATACTTACTCTGGTTCAACAAAAACAGGGACGCAGTCAACGACACTCACAGCTAGTGTGCCAGCTAGTATGAAACCAACCTTTACAGGCGTTACTTTAGCTGACCATAATACAGCTGCCCAATCCTTGATACCAGGTAATACTTTTATTCAGGTCATTTCTAATATCAAGGTCACTTTTAATGGTGGAGCAGGCTCCTACGGATCAACTATCACAGGCTATAAAGCTGAGATAGTCGGAAAGAACCAAACAACCAACGTGAACGGTGGCACATTGGGTATCATGAACTACAACGGAACCATCACAGTCAGAGCAAGTGTCTCTGATAGTCGTGGGCGTTGGTCTGATACTAAAGATGTATCTGTGACTGTACTTGAGTATTTTGCTCCTGCCCTTAGCTTTAGCATTGCAAGGACTGGCTCAACATCAAGTACATTGACTGTCACACGAAATGCAAAAGTAGCTCCATTGTCAGTAGGTGGCGTACAAAAAAATACCATGACACTCTCTTTCAAAGTTGCTAGGTTAGGAACTACAACCTACACGGCTGATACTGGCCCAGCAGCTGGTTCATGGACAAGTTTAGCAAGTCTTACCAACTCACAGGCTAACCTAGCAGGGAGCTATGTAGCTAATCAGTCTTGGGTTGTCATTGGCACCCTTGCTGATAAATTTACTCAGACTGAGTTTGCTGTAAATGTGGCCACAGAAAGTGTGGTCTTTTCTTATGACCGTTCAGGGGTCGGTGTAAATAAGATTAGGGAGCGTGGAGCACTTGATGTCAATGGAGACATCTATGCTAATAACAATCCAATTCAGCAATACAGAATGACATCTAATGTAGGTGGTGGCCTTAGTGTCCCAGCCTCATTTGAAAAAGATCTAAATAATATTCTGACCCCAGGTATTTGGCAAATAGGAGCAGATTTTAACAACAATCCTCTTGGGGCGTTCTGTATTTTAGAATGCTATAAACTACATACATCAAACGAATGTATCCAACGAGTTACCTCTACAAGTGGATTTATGGCAGTACGTGAATATGGCTATGATAATGTGTGGAGACCATGGAGATACGTTGCTCAAACAAGTAGTGTTCCATCAAAAAACTCTGACCACCCATTATTACAAGAGAAACCTCTCAGGACTGTTACACAAGGTATGCCCTACGGTCTAAATGCCACAATAACAAGGAAAGACAACCTAGTGACAATCACACTTAACAGACGAATTACAAATATTGATGTATTTGAATATCGTGAGATGTTAGAAACTATCCCCAGTGGATATAGACCAACCGCAGAAGTTCACATGGTTATTGTGCCAAATTCAGGCTCATTTACAAAATCACCATCTGTATTGCATTTTTCATCTGATGGAAAAATTAGATTTACAAATGGAACTAGCGGACAACATGTGTACACTGGCACTCTAACCTACATCACTAATGACCCTTATCCATAAAAGAAAGGAAATGCCATGAAATTTGAATATGGTTCAAAATCACAAGAATATGACGCTAGTGGTACAGCGTCCGCCACCAAGGTCATGCTAGTCAATTCAGATGGTGCTAGCGTGCCTATTTTTTTACCTCCTGACAAGATTGACTTATCTAATACTGAGCTACTTGAGTTAGCTCTGGAAGTCATTTATCAGGAAAACTTTCCTATGCGTGCTGAAAATGAGAAGTTCAATGAGATTGGCGAAAAAATCGCTAAGTATGATGAGCTGATTGAGAAGTCTCAAAAGGCAATCAAAGACCTTGAACAAGCCACAGATGAGGCAAAGCTAGGGACTGTTAAGAATGAGCAGGCGGTCAACAGGGCTGTATCTGAATTGACAGAACTTGTTATGGGTGTTCTTGCTAGTATTTCTCCAGTTGAAGTAGTAGAGGAGGGAGCACATGAAGAACTTACTGAGTAACCTAATTTTAGGTACTGCTTTAATCAAGAAAGGAACTTTTACAATGAAATTCACTAAAAAACATCAGATCGTCAAATCTTGGGTAGCTCTTGTAGTTGCTGGAACTTATACCGTTGACCAAGTGCCAAAACTTTTCAATCTACGAGAAGTAGTAGTTGAGGTGCTATCAGAACAAGCTGCTGAACCAAAGGAGGAGTAACATTTGAGACCTGAATACCAAATGCTGATTACCATTGGAGGTTTTGTCATCACGGTATATGGTTTCTATAATGTGTTGAAAGCTAAGAGTATTGAACAAGCTACAAAGGTCAATACTCTTGAGCTTAAAATCTCTTTTTTGGAGCAAACCATCAAAGATCATACACGGCGACTAGATGACCACGATAAACAAAATCAGGCCCTTGTTGCCATGACCGAACAGATGAAGAACTTGACAGAGGATGTCAGAGAGCTAAAGACCATGATTAAAGAAAGGAATTGAAGTGATGAAGATTAACTGGAAACTACGCTTTAAGAATAAAGCTACTCTAGCTGCAATCATTGCCACAGCAATCTTGCTAGCTCAACAGCTAGGCTTGAAATTGCCTGACAACATCAATGATGTAGCCAATACAGCTCTTACCTTGCTTGTATTACTTGGGGTTGTATCTGACCCTACCACATCAGGTCTGTCTGATAGTGAGCAAGCCATGAACTACAACGTTCCAAAATAGGAGGCATAGCATGAGGAAATTGGGAAAAATTATCTTGATAATTCTTGGGGTACTATCATTAGTGCCTCTTTCTTTTTTGCTCCTCATGCTTTCCCCTTTTGTTCAAATTTTTCTAAAGGAGGAAGACAATGGCAGTAAATATTGAGGCAGCTATTGCCTGGATGTCAGCACGAGTGGGCAAGGTTACCTACTCCATGGACTACCGTAACGGTCCAGGGTCTTACGATTGCTCAAGTTCTGTCTACTACGCTTTGATGAGTGCTGGAGCTATCTCAGCAGGTTGGGCAGTCAATACTGAATATGAGCATGATTGGCTAGTTAAAAATGGTTACAAGTTGATTGCTGAAAATCAGGACTGGGACGCTAAGCGTGGTGATATTTTTATCTGGGGCCGTCGTGGACAGTCTAGCGGTGCTGGTGGTCATACTGGTATTTTCGTTGATCCAGATAATATCATCCACTGTAACTATGCCAACAACAGCATTACCATCAACAACTACAATCAAACAGCGGCAGCTAGTGGTTGGATGTATTGCTATGTTTACCGCTTGGCTAACCAAAGTACGCCCTCAACATCAGGAAAAACCCTTGATACATTGGTTAAAGAGACTCTTGCTGGAAAATACGGAAACGGAGATCAGCGGAAAGCAGCTCTTGGCAATCAATATGAGGCTGTCATGGCAGTCATCAATGGCAAAGCTACGGTACCTAAAAAGACTATTGACCAACTGGCTCAAGAAGTGATCCAGGGGAAACATGGCAACGGTGAAGACCGTAAAAAATCCCTTGGTCCTGACTATGACGCAGTCCAAAAACGTGTAACTGAAATCCTGAAAGGTAGCACATCAGGAAATACCCCTAAAACGCCCTCAGACGCTCCAAAAAGTGAGGCGGTAAATTCCTTCACTGAGACTAAAACAGAAGAAACTGAGGCAACTGGTAAAGTGACAGAGCCAAAAATTGTCAAAGAGGCAGGTGACTTGTCCTTTAACGGTGCAATCCTGAAAAAATCTGTCCTTGATGTTATCCTTGCTAAGTGTAAGGAACACAATATCCTACCTAGCTACGCTATTACCGTTCTACACTTTGAGGGGCTTTGGGGCACCTCAGCTGTAGGTAAGGCTGATAACAACTGGGGAGGCATGACATGGACTGGTAAAGGAGAGCGTCCAAGTGGTGTGACTGTCACCCAAGGAACAGCAAGACCAGCTAACGAGGGTGGACATTATATGCACTATGCCTCTGTAGATGACTTCCTGACAGACTGGTTCTACCTACTACGTTCAGGAGGTAGCTACAAGGTTTCAGGAGCCAAGACCTTTAGCGAGGCTGTCAAAGGCATGTTTAAGATAGGCGGTGCAGTCTATGACTACGCTGCTACAGGCTATGATAATTACCTGGTAGGGATGTCAAGCCGTCTGAAAGCTATTGAGGCTGAAAATGGATCACTAACCAAGTATGATACTGCTACCGTCACAGATGTCGGTAGCACAGACAAGATTGAGGTCAACATTGAGGGGATTGAAATTACCATCAATGGTGTTACCTACACACTTTCAAAAAAACCAGTTTAAGATAAGACACAGAAAGCCCTTAGGACAAAATCCTAGGGGCTTTTTTTCGTGCTCAAGATAATCTCAAGATAGCTCAAGATACAGTAGGATACAGTAGAATACAGTAAAAATACAGATTTTTAGATATTATTTCCAATTTTAATTCAAAAAAACAAACTTTTTGCGAATTAACAGATAGGAGGTAATAAACTATGCTACATTATGACGAATTAAAACAGGCGATAGATGGAGGATATATTACAGGCGACAAGGTCAACATTGTCAGAAAAGAGGGTAAGGTCTTTGATTTTGTTCTTCCTGATGAGCCTGTCAGACCTTGGGAGGTAGTAACCTCTGAAAGCGTGTCAGACATCTTGAACGAATTAAGACAACAAGAAGACCTCTGA